CGAAGAAGAAGCTGGTGAATTATCAGATCATCAGCAATCTATTTTAAAAGCTCAAACATCAACTACTGAGCAGATATTTAAATCTGTTAGAGCTCAAAAAGATGTGGCTAATTCTGTTGTAAAGATCTTAGCAAATTTTGTTTTACAAATTGTAAAGCTAAAGATCATGGAGAGATTAGAAAAAAAGATAACCGCAGAAAAGAAAAAGCAGGTAGCCTTATCTGCTGTTGGTGGAATATTTAGTCCATTTGCAACTGGTGGTAGTTTTGTAAATAATACACCTAGATATGAAACTGGTGGATCTTTTGTTACAAATAGCAGAACTATCTTACCTACAAATCCGCCTGCAATAGTAGGTGATAATAGTTCAGCTAGAGAACTGGTGGAAATTACACCGCTTCCTAATCCTACAAAACAAGGAAGGCAGATCACTATTAATATTAATGCACCAGTAGTAGATGAATTTGTAGTAGATAGCATTATACCAGCTATTAGAAGGGCAGAGAAGTTAGGATTATGAGTAATGTAACTAAATCAACAGCACAAGTTCATATTAGATCCAAGATTTATGGATCACAAAAAAGAAGTACAAAATCAATTTTAAAAAAAATAAGTAGAAATAAACCAAAAGTAAAAAGAGGATAACATGGAAGTAGGAAAAAACACTAAGTTTACATTAAGCCTAGAGACTGCTGTAAGTATTGCAGTAACAATAGCTCTAGTGGTTGGCATGTGGTATTCTTTACAAGCTGAAATAGAATTAGCTAAAGAACTGCCAGAGCCAGAGGTTTCAAGAATGGAATATGATCTTAAGGATCAAATGATTAGAGATTCAATTATGAACACAGAAGAAAAAGTAGAGAAGCTTGAAGAGAAAGTAGATTCTGTTAAAGATGATACAAGAATGATCAATGAAACTCTACTGGATATGAATAAAAATTAATGAGGATACCAGATGAAAAAATTAGAAGATACTATGTCACAACTCTTGTTGCATGGTTTTGCTTTATTTGCTTTTTGCTCTTCTTTATTATCTCAGTCAATCAACTTAGATAGTTTTGAAGATATACAGCTTTTAAACATTAGGAATTGTGCAGTAGTACAGGTGAATGCATCTTGGAACTATCAAAATAGAGTAGACATTGAGAAGCTTAGCAAAATATGTTATGTAGCAGAAATAGATCTAAATAATAAACAGATCGGTGCTGTAATACAAAAAGAGTGGAATATTGATATAGTTCCTACCATAATTATTTTGCAAGAAGGAAAAGAAGTTAAAAGATTTGTTCCTGGAATAAGTATGAGATTTGATGAAGAAGAGATTTTTACAGAAATTAAAAAAGAGATTAAATAAATGATAGCTGGATTAATAAAACTGATTATGGAAATTAAAGGAAAAAAGTAATGCTAATAAATTCAAACTATACATCAAAGCTAGGTCCAACTATTAAAGAAAATTGGTTGGTACAGATTTTTAAAAATAACAATAGTAATAATATGGTAAATGATACACCAGATTTAGCATTGTGTTTTGCTACAGCTAGTGGATCTACTACAGCTACTTTAAAAAATAGTGGTAATACTGAGATTCCTTATTATCCTGTAATAGTAAATAAGCCAACTATTAGATCTAGTGTAGATCTTAAAGGTTTTAGTACGCAGACTGGATCTATAACATTGAATCTAGCAGACACAGATATTGTTATAGGCGACTCTAAAAAAAGATTATTAGAAGAGTTTGGATCAAGCTATCAAAATGCACAAGTAAATGTATTGTCAGTTATTGATGATGATACTACAAATGCTAATGCATTACAGATATTTAGTGGCAAGATTTCAAGCTTTTCCTACAGAAATAATACTATAATTTTAAGTGTGATAAGCTCTAGACCATTTCAAGGTACCAGCATTCCAAACACCAAAACATCTGGTGTTATAGATGGTTTAGACATTCCATATGTTCAAGGATCCTTTGATCCAAATACTGGTGCATTAGATACTGCTCAAACTAATGTATATCCAGTTCCATTTTTAAGAAATGATGGATCACACTTACTTTTTACACTGCCAGATAAAATAAGTTCTGGCACTACTACAGATGCTTTAGAATATTATGATACTGGTATGCAAAGATTTGTACCAATTCAGATGACTACAGCAGAAAAAACAGCAGTAACTAAAGATGGATCATCAACTATAAAAGCACCTATTGATATGGTGAGAACATTCACAACTTTACCAGATGATCTACAAGATGAAGCAGGTAATAGTAATGATGCCTATGTGGACTCAGAAGGTAACTTTCTAGGATATAATAACAACATAGATAAAGCTTTTGATGGTAATGCGTCAACACAAGCAACTATTACAGGAAGTTTAAATCCTTTGCAAGGTGACTCAGATTCAGAAGCTGGATTATCGTTTTATGTGAAACTGCCTACACCACAAGGTAAAATTACTGATCTAAAAATTACTACTAATTTCACCTATACACTAAACACCTTAGACGAATCTCAATCTGGACTGCATGTATATATTAATGATACTTTATCAGGGAATAATGCAAACATATCTGGTGCTGTAAATATTTTAGGTACAAATACAAATCCAGATCAAACAACTTCTGGATCAGTAAATGCTACTTTTAATTTATTTTCAGATGTTGTTACAGATAATCAGTTACCAGAAACCTTAGTATTAACATTTAAAATGAAGGCTGGTACTCTTCAAGGCGGTGGAAATGAAGATGTGCAAATGACATTAAATTTTAAAGATGTAAACTTTCAGATCACAGCTACAAATGACACTACAGATGAGCCTATAGCTTCTAGTACATTTAATGCTGGAATTAATAAACTTTATCTAGGAACTGATATTATTACACCTACTTTTAATCAACATGCAAACGCAGATGACAACACTAATAATCCAGTATCAATACATAGAGAACTGCTTAAAGGATTATTGTCTATTGATTCTACAGATGACACTGAAATAAATGATAGTGGATATGTATCTGTAAGTGATCTTAGATCATCAGAATCTAGTGTAGGTCAATGGGATACTAGACTCATACTAAACAAGCCAACAGCATTAGAATCTTTATTAAGAAAACTGCAATATGAAGGCTGTTTTTTCTTTGAGTTTTCACCGCAGGAAAAACAAGTAGGAACTGGACCTAGTGGATTAAGTAGGTTTAGATATTTTACAATACCAGATAATCCTGGTGTAGATGTACAGGTATCACAAAATGATCTGCAAAATTACAGCTTAGCGGTCACAAATACTGACGACCTAGAGACTAACCTTAAAGTCAATTATGATCGTCACCCTGCTGAATCTAGGTACCTTAAATCAGATACATTTACTGCTAGTGAGCATACAAATATATTTGAAAATGCAGATCATCAAAAACAAGAATTTAATCTAGATCTACTCAAAGGTAGAGTAGATAATGACATAAGTAATACTGGAAGGAATGCTTCCTGGATCAACTTTAGGAAAAGTATATTCGGACAATACAGAACTATAGTTACTACCAGGATCATTAATCCAGAGAAGTATGGCACACTAACAACAGGATCTGTTATTTCATTTGGAGATATTACATTCTCTACTTTAGGATCACCATTTTCAGAGATTTCAGATACCTTTGACAGCTTTGTCGCAATGCCAACTAGGCTTTTTGACCAAGCCTTCGCAAATAGAAAGTATTTTATAACAAGTTTAACAAGAGGAATGGGCTATGTTGAAGTAACAGCTCAGGAGGTACAATAATGGCAAGTTTTATAGTTTATGATTCAATCAATATGTATAGAAGTGACAATGATATAAATGAAGGTACTTTGTCTGGAAGTAGTCCAACACAGACTTTTGCAGAATCAAATGTCATTGATAGTCATGAGAGATCTGCAGATCAATCTATAGGCACTACTTTAACAGCAATAAATAGTGGTGATACTATTCAATATGCACTAGGAAGTTCTGCTACTGCTAATTGTGGTGCTGTTTATTTTACAGGTGCATCTGGTGGATCTGGATCTATTATTAGATTTCTCAAAGGTGATAGTGGAAGCATAACAAATCTAGAGACTATTACACCTGCCACTGAAGCTGGTTGGAAGGTGGCAGATTTAACATCAAGCACTAGCTCAAAATTTTATGCAAAATTTTTAAATACACCTATATCTAATGTGGCTGAAATTTTAATAGGAAAAAAACTAAACTTTGAAGTAGAGCCAGATGCAAATGTACAGGAATCTTTCGAAAGCCAGAATATAATTACCAGAAGTCTAGGTGGCACTGAATACGCCTTAAATACTTCTGATCCGCAAAAAATATTTACCATATCATTTGGTAACATATCACAAACATTTAAGAATGATCTTATTACATTTATGGAAAATTCAAAAATAGAAGCTAAGAAGTTTTTATACTTTGATGGATCTGCATATCATTGGTGCAGATTATCAGGACCAATATCTTTCAGTGAGGTAGCTGATTCCAGGTACTCATGTAGTATTACTATGAGACAACAGATTCAGTAGGATCACCATTCTTATTATTAGTATTATTTTTATATATATAATTATTCTTATTCTTATAATGATTAAAAATCATTTTTGATGCATAAAATATTCTTTTCTATCTATAAAATATTTCTTGCACATGTGGATAACTTTTGTCTATTTTTAAAACATGACAAATATTCATAACAAAAAGGATAAGAAAATGAATAATGAAATAAAAAATAATCTTTACAGATTGAATGATCTGGAAGGTAAATATCAACATTACATAACCAACTTAGATAACATCTATTCTTGGGCATGTGATCAATACAACACAGAAAAGCCAACAGCTAAACAACTTGAAAGCATCTGTGAGTATCCACAAAACTATTCTGATTATGATAAAATCACTGATCAGCTAATGTCAAAAATAAAAAACATCATAGAACAATTACCGCCTGTTGAGTATAATGGTGATTGTTACAGAATCAAAAAAAGTGAGGTACAATAATGAAATTTGTTAAATCACATGGTGGTAGAGAAAAATATTTCTCTGTCAGATATAAAAAAGATCGCACAAATGATTGTGTAGTTAGAGCCATAGCTCATGCTACAAATAGAGACTATTTGGAAGTCTTTAAGGACCTATGTGAGTTAGCTGTTGAAACTGGACACTATCCAAGTCAGCCAGAGACTCATGAAAAATACTTAGAATTTATTGGCTGGATTAAAAGAAAACCAATGAGAAAAAGTAATGGAAAGTTATATAAAATAAATGAGATAGAATGTGATAGAGATTTAATTATATCTACCAGAAGCCATCTTACTTATTTAAATGGTAATGACTTTGACATGACCTTATATGACACCTGGAATTGTGGTAGTCGTGTCGCATATTCTTATTGGGAAAACATTGGAGACTATTCATATTTAGACCTTAAGGAGGTAAATCAATGAAAACTTTAGAACTATTTGCAGGAAGCAGAAGCTTTACTAAAGTAGCAGAAAATCATGGCTTTAGAACTTACACAACTGATAATCAGGACTTTGAAAAAATAGATCAAGTGTGCGATATATTTGATTTTGATGTACAAAAAGCAATTGATCATCTTGGTGGAAGACCTAATGTAATTTGGGCTAGTCCGCCATGCACCACTTTTTCTATTGCTTCATGCGGTTATCATTGGAATAAAGACAAGACACCAAAAACCGAAAGATGCAAAACTGGGATTAAGATCATAGAAAAAACCATAGAAATTATACAGGAAGTGAAACCTATGTTTTATTTTATTGAAAATCCAAGAGGTATGCTAAGGAAGCAAAGTATGATGGATCCATTTACAAGGCATACTATCACTTATTGTTCTTATGGTGATATGAGAATGAAACCAACAGATATTTGGACCAACCTTGATTGGATCCCTAGAAAAATGTGTAAGAATGGTAACAGAGATTGTCATCACCAACCAGCACCAAGAGGAAGTAGAACTGGAACTCAAGGTCTTAAAGGTAACTATGAAAGAAGTCAAATTCCGCCTGATCTTTTTGAAGAACTATTTCAACAGATGGGAAGTGCACAATTAAATGCTTTATTACAAATTGCAATAGATCGTAACACTAACAATGTCTAATAAACTTATTACAGCTCTCTTAATAGCACTTAAAAGGAGTGTTGCAGGTATCCAATCCTGCCTAACCCTTAATAGTGCAAATGTTAAGCATCTTAAGGCTTATTGGTTTGGCGATCTAAACTTTAAGATAAACTTTGAGAGCTGTAATATAACTGGAGGAATAACATGGATATAATACTTAAATTATCACTAAAAGAGCTAGAGCTTATGATAGAGATCATGGAAAGAAATAGACATGATAATGATCCTGAGACTAGTTTAAGATCAGATCTAAAAAAGATTAGATCAGATGCAGAAGATAGAATTAATTTAAAACAACAGGAAATGGCAGATAAGCCAGATGAATCAAAAAGACTTATGCCAGATCCTATAACTAGAGATGAGGACTAACATATGAAAATAGAAATACAAGACACAGCTATGTCTGAGTCAATTAAGAATATTGCTAAGGCACAAGCCAATATGCAAAAAGAGCTAACTGATACCAAAAAAGACACTAAAGGCTATGGATATTTATATACCAATTTAGATTCTTTAGTAAAGCACCTTAGACCGCTTTTGACAAAACATGGATTATCATTCATGCAAATGCCAGTAGGCAGTGAAAATCAAGCAGGTGTGCAAACAATATATATGCATACATCAGGTGAATGGATCACAAGCTTAGTAAAAGTACCTATAGCAGATCTTAAAGGTCAAAATGCTTATCAGTCTTTAGGTAGTGCAATCACCTATTTAAGAAGGTATAGTCTTTCAGCCTTTGTAGGTATAGCCAGTGATGAAGATAATGATGCACAAGGCGGTCCTGAAGAGATTAAGAAGGTGGCTAAGGTTACTACCACACAGCTTAAAGAGTTAAATAAGCTACAGATGGAAGCTAAAAAAAGAGGTTTGATCTCAATTAATCAATCTAAAGATCTAGATGATATGAAACAAAACATGACTTTAGATCAATATTCTAAAGCATATAAAAGACTAGATGAGAAAATTGTAGATGATAAGAATCTTGAAAGATCAGAAAAAAAGTTTGATCTTGAAATGGAAGTAAGAAAACAACTAATAGATGAGGAAACTAAAGATGAAAATAAGTAAAGAAGGTGTCATACTTTTATATGACAATGAGTATAAAGAAAAAGAAAATCAGCCAGATCTTAAAGCTATAGGAAACTTTGAAGGTAAGCAGGTGGAGATAGCTTTTTGGAAGAATACAGATACTGAAAAAAAATACAGATATGGTGGTAAGATTAGTCAAAGGAAAGAAATGCCTAAACAGGCTGATAATGTTAATATTTCAGATGATGATTTACCATTTTAATGGCTGGTATTAAAAGAACAGCTAGTGATGCTTTATGGTCCAACTATATCCGCACAAGAGATGGTTGGACCTGCCAGAGGTGTGGTAGGAAGTATAGTCCAAATAGAGCAGGTGGACTTCATTGTTCACATTACTTTGGAAGATCTAACTATTCAGTAAGATTCTGCAGTTTAAACACTGAAAGCCTATGTCATGGCTGTCATTCCTACTTAACTAAAAATCCACATGATCATAGAGATCATAAACTAAAGCAGTTAGGACAAGACAAATATGATGAATTGGTAATCAAGAAAAATACATCATTGAAATCTGGTGAAAAAAAGTATTACCTTAGTAAAGAGTTTAGAGCCGAAATAAAGAAGAAATTGGAGGAATTAGATGGCTAAAAAGCAAGTAGAGAGTACCTTATTTGAAGAAGTATGGTTTATGGATCTAGATCTAGAATATAAGATGTTGATGCTATATTTCTTTATTACCTGTGATCATGCAGGACTAGGTAACCTTAATTTTAAAATGATCAATATGGTCTTAGGACATGAGTATGATAAAGAGAATGTATTTATCTTTTTAGGTGATCATATTGATGAATATAAACCAAATAAATACAGATTAAAGAAATACATGAAGTTTCATTATTCTGAAGATAATAAATCACAGATCTACAAATCAGCTATTAAGAAGCTTAAAAGAGAAGGTTTAGATTATTTGTCAAAGGAAGATCAAGAAGCTTATGACAGATCAGTGAGCAATGGATATGTCAGTGAGAAATTTCTGAAGGGATAAGGATATGAGCAAGGTGTTAAGATTACTAGAAGGATATACCAAAGATCAGATAGAGGAAAATATTGAGTTCTTTATTGATAATGAGCAGGAAGAAGATAGAGGTCCTTTGGTCTGCGGTTGTGGTAGTAATCCATCTTCAGAGCCAATATATGATAGTGGCACAGGCACTTATAGTGCTATGTGTCCTGGCTGTAAAGATTGGAGTGATTTTATATATGAACAGGATATGGAGGATCAGACATGCAAATGAATATGTTTCAGAATAAGGTAGACAATATTAGAGAAGTGGTAAAAGATCTATTGTTTCACAATGTTTATCTAAGGGATTCAGATGATAAACTAGTAGCAAGGATCTGGAAAAAAGAATGTGACAATATGGACTGCTATGATGTTATAGGCTTGTTAAATGTAGGTAAGCTATCACAATATAAGACTATTAGTAGGCAGAGAAGGTTACTGCAAAAGAAGTATCCAGAGTTAAGAGGATCTTTATATCAGGAAAGAAGGAAGCTACAGAATCCAGTAAAAGAGGATATAGCAAACTTTGAAGGGAATGGTGGAATAATATGATGGATCTATTACTAAAAACACAGCAGGAAGTGCATGATACTAACACTAAATGGAATAAGGTTATAGACTCTATAAAAGAAATAGATATGTCAGATTTTTTAGTTCCAGATAGAGATCTAGGTGTTAAGCAAATAGTGTTTGACAGAGCTGAGTATAGAAAAAGAATAGATCTGATCATAAAATTAGCATTTCACAGATATAAGGTTGCTACAGATCTTGAAATAATAAGAGAATCGGAAGATGAGGTGGACAATGATCAGTAAAAAGCTACAGATAGTAATGAATGAATATATAAAACCTACCAAGCTGTATGGTGATGAAGATCCAATTAAAAAAGAAAATACTATGCTAAAAAATAGATTAAAATTTGTGAAGCATATGTTGAAGGATCTACCAGAGCTGGTATGGTACTTAGAATCTAAAGATCAAGAGAAACTGCATGAGATCTTATATAGATTAGAAATGACAACTTTAGCAGTGAAAGATCAGGAAGATAAATGAAGATAGAAGAAAAAGCAAAACAAGCATTAAAGTCACAAAAAAAGATCATGAAACTTATAGATGATCTTAATAAGTTAGGATATGAATTTATGTGGTATAATAATCAAACATCAATAAGAAGGAGGAGAGATGATAAGAAAATGGGATAGATTAAAGAGATCTGTAAAAATGGGGAAAGTAGCTAGAGATCCATACAAGATAACCTTTGATCCAGAGTATTCAGAGATGCAGAACTATTATTTCAGAGCTACTAAGGATATGTCTATTGGCTTTTTTATAAAGCACAATGATGATGCTAGAGCTTTATTATTTGTAATAACAATGCTTCTAGGTGCCTTTGGAGTAGCGGTTTTATGTGAGCTGTATCTAGATTGGTATTTTGGAGTATGAGATGGATCTACCACTATATACTGGTGATCTTGTCATATATGAAGGACATGATAGAGCCTAAGTAATGAGGAAGCATTTTGAATATTACATTGATGATAAATACCAAGAATCTGAGAATACTATATTATATGGAAAAGCAATTATGATCGCCATGATCAGTGGACACTCAGATAGCTGGACAAAGTTCCAGAAGAAGGTATACTTTAATCATGACACCATGACATTCAAAGATATGGGATCTAAATTAGGTACTAGCAGTCAGAATATTCATAAGACACATAAGTCGGCAGTCAAAAAGATTAGAAGGATCATATACAAATTAGTAGAAAACAGAGACTACTTCAGAACAATATAGCCAGTGCTTGGCATCTTATTTATACCTTATCCTGTTGTTATCAATAGCTGAGCACTGGTTGATTACCTAAAAAAATTAAATCTTAATATTACTACACTTAAAGTAATACTTTAACTAAATACATCTAACATATGGTTGATTTTTTACATATATATAGATGGAAGATCGCAAATTAGAAGAATTAATCAAAAGAATAGATCTGGAAATAGACTCAGTTAATGCTGGATCTAAAGCCTATAGAGAATCACTACAGAGATCTAATTTCAATAATAGCTACTTAGAGAACTGCTATGAAGGTACCTACAAATTAACACCAATAGATGATGACATAGAGTTTGTAGACTCTGAAAGTGTTCAAGATGATAAATCTACTTTTGATGAATCAAATTACTCAGCCATAGACTTATTTGATAACATTGAAGAAATAGTCAAAGAGCAATACTAGGACACCGAATGAAATCGGATAAATCGGATAGAAATAGTAAAGGGCAATTTGTTTCTGGGAATAAAGCATCAAAAGGTCATGGTAGACCTAGAGGTGCTAGATCTATACCTGATCTGTTAAGAAGGATCGGTGATGAATTTGGTGATGGAAATCAGATTGACAATTTGGAAGCAGTGCTAAGACATGTGTATAGCCAGGCATTAGAAGGAAAATCATGGGCAGTAGAGTTCATAGCAAACAGGACTGAAGGTAAAGCACATCAGTCAGTATCTTTGCATGAAGCTGATGACATGCCTATTAAAGTATTTGATTTTGATGCAGTGGAAGATTGACCAACTTAGAAGAGATATACTAGATGATCCACATAGAGGAAAGATTCTAGTCTCTGGTAGAAGGTTTGGTAAATCTTATATGGCTATGATGTGGATCTTATATCATGATCTACAGCCTAATGAGAAGAGATGGATAGTTTATCCTACTTATAGGCAAGGTAAGATGGTAGCCTGGAATTTGCTTAAGAGCATATTCAGAGGTAAGAATGTTAAGATCAATGAGACTGAGTTATCTGTAACTATGCCTAATAACGCAGAGATCAGTATTAAGGGCTCTGATAAGGAAGATAGCTTAAGAGGTATCAGCTTAGGTGCTAAGGGCACCAATGCGGTAGTATTAGATGAATATGCCTTCATGAAGCCTAATGTCTTAAATGAAATCATTATGCCTATGATAGCTGAGACGCAGTCTAATATTTTTATATGCGGTACACCACAAGGTGTATATAACAATTTGTATGAATTATATGTGAAGGGGCAAGACAATGATCCCTTCTGGAAGTCCTGGCAATATACCACTATTGAAGGTGGTTTTATTCCTAAAGAAGAGATTGAGAATGCCAGGCAAACTTTAGATCCAAGAACTTTTAGACAAGAGCTGGAAGGATCTTTTGAAGTATCTAGCAATAGATGTGCTTATAACTTTGATAGAAATGTGCATGTCAGAGATGATCTAGATATTTCAAGTAGACAATACTGGGGAGTGGACTTCGGTGTTGCCAGTTATATGACAGCAGTATTATGTGCTGAATATACTAATGGTGATGTTTATGTGATTGATGAAATCAGTTTAAAGAACTCTAACACATTTGAACTAACCAAACTTATGCAACAGAGAAAGCCTAATATTCCAGTATATCCTGATCCAGCAGGAAAAAGTAGAACAAGTAATAGCACTAAATCTGATCATATGATCTTAACTGAAGGTGGATTTGTAGTGATTGCTAAAAAAGCCAATCCTACGCAGAAGGACAGATTGAATGCTTTAAACAAGAAGCTGAAAGATGCAAATGGTAAACATAGTTTATTTATTAAGTCAAATTGTAAGAACACAATTAGAGATCTTGAAATGACTACAATGGAGAATAATAGAATGGTCAAGACTGAAACCTTAAGTCACCACATTGATGGGCTTTGCTATCCGATCCATTTTAGATTTCCATTAACAATGAATAGTGTAGGATCCATCAAATGGTAGTGTATTTTTTATTAGGACTACTTACTGGTTGGACTACATTTTTTTGTATGCTGTTGATCCTAGCATATAAAACAGATCAAAGCAATAAGAAGCAATACCAGGACATGATTACCAACTTATACAATACATATCAAGATCACATAAACTTAGAAGATTTAAGGAAATTCAAATCATGATTATAACAAATTTAACAGAAAAAATGATGTATGACATCTTGATGGAAAGCATCAAAGATAACTATGACAGAGAACAGGAACATAGAGAATTGGCTATGGATTATTTTGAATCCATTAACTTACAAGATGATCTAAAGAAGTATTTTGATAGTGACTCATTATCACAGATACCGCCTGCCTATTTAAACTTAACAAGAAATGTAATTGACCGCAGATGTCAAGTGTACCAGGAACAGCCATTAAGATATGCTGATGAGAAGTATTTAGAGCATATTGGTGATCTAGACAGCTCTATGAAAGAATTTGAGAAGCTGGTTTATTTATTAGGTACAGAAGCACTATACACCTACTGGAATGATGACAAGCAAAAGCTTATGTATAGACCAATCCATTTCTTTACACCATTCTTTAGACCTAATGAAGATGATCCATTTATGGTAATGTGGCAGGTAGAATCACAACTACAAGCAAGATCAGAAGATGCTCAATTTATGGTATGGTCTAAAGCAACTGAGGATATGCCAGGAAAGCATTTTATGATCAGCAGTAAAGGTAAGATCACATCTATAATAGAAGGTGATGTAAATCCATTTGGTGATATTATTCCAATTAACTTTGGTCACAGATCATTTATGACTAGAGACTTTATGAGAGCTGGTGCTGATGATCTAATTGATGCAAACAGATCTATCAATATTATGCTTACAGAGATGGCTCTTTCATCTAGATTCCAACTTGGTCAGCCAGTGATTTCTGGGATTGATACTGAAGCTAGGATCCAGTTTGGTCAAGATAAGGCTCTAATCTTACCAGAACAGGCTTCATTTGAATATGTAACACCTAATGCTAATGTAACAGCTATGAAAGAGTCTATTAAGTTCTTAATTGATTCTGTATCACAGGCTAACAATGTCAAGATCAACTGGAGTAGTAATGCACCAGAATCTGGACTTAGCAAGAAGATGTCTCAATTAGATCTACAGGACTCTTTGAGATCTGATATTGAACAGATCTATAGACCATTTGAAAGACAGCAATTTAAGATAGCTCAAAGGATCTTAGAAGTATCTGGTGGTATCAATGTTAGTGATGAATTTAGTGTAGACTTCCAGGAAAGATCTGCACCAATGTCTACTGATGAAGAATTAAAGTATTATGAGTGGGCTTTTAAAAACAATCTAGAGACTAGACAATCTTATTTAAGAAAAAAGAATCCTGATCTAAAAGAAGAAGAGATCCAGGAAATAGTAGATCAGATTGATGAAGAAGCACCACAGCAACAAGAAGGTCCAGCAAGTATCCTAGATAGATTAGGAAGCTAAGATGGCGGATCTAGATTTTTATTCTGTAGAGATCCAAAACCTACAGAAGAAGTTATTTGACAAATTAAAGAAGGCTATTCCAAGACTAAATGAATTGTCTGACACTCAGGTGATCACTATAGCTCAGGAAATAGATTTCTTCCAGGAATTAGATGATCTTGGTTATGGCACATTATTGAATAAGATGAATGATGCTTATGAAGCTGAGATCATTAGAGCTTATAAGGAAGTGTCTAGATTAAGAGTCGGTGTATCTACAACAGGTGCAGTGATCATGGATAATCTAAGAGGATTTGAACTGAACTACTTAAGTGATAGTGTAAGAGAATATGCAAATGAGATCAAGGTGGCTATGCTTAGAGGTATAGTTACTGGTGAATCAACAGATGCTATTATTACTAATATGTTTAATGAGTTTGGTCCTGGTAAAAGAATTGGATCATCTAGATCTGTGGCTTTGGTTAATGATGCATTTGCTAGGTTTAGTAATGCTACCAGGCAGAAGGCATATGAGCAGTTTCCAGAGACTAGGTTTGATTATATAGGACCTACTACAGGTAACATTAGAGATGCCTGTTCAGCAGTTAAAAGATATGTTGAAAAGAATGGTCCACTAACCTTAGCAGAAATTAGAGATCTACCAAGTGTGATCGGTGTACAAAAAGATAACTCTGAGTTCTTTGGATTTTCAGATAGAGGTGGATTTAATTGCAGACATGATTGGGTGAAAGTACAAGAATGAAATTACCAGCAATAACAAAATTAAATAGAGAAGTCATGAAGGTTATAGCTCAAGAAGCTATAGATCTAATTAGATCAGATGCTAATAAAGGCATCTTTCAGAATGGTAGTGGTCCACATGAATATAAATCACATGGTGATACCAAAGGTGCATCACCGCAAAAATTAGGCAATTACTCTGACTATAAAGCTAATGGCATGAGAAGATTTAAAGATGGTGCTAAGCTCAAAGGTTTCAAGGCAAAAGCAACTAATACAGATGCAAATTTTGTAAACATGAATTTAACAGGAAGAACTTTAAGATCTATGCGACCTGGTGCCAGGAAGAATACTGCTATTATCAGATTTGATAGTGCATCAGTAGTTCTAGGCAACAGAGCAAGGAAACCAAAGGGCTATGATCTCTTTGATTTAAGAAAAGAGAATAGAGCCATAATAGCAAATAGAATAGCTGATGTGTTAGCAAGAACAAATATCAAAAAGTATGTTGCTAAAACAGAAGTTATGAAATAACCAGGAGGACATTACATGTCTGAAGTACAGGAAGTACAAGAAAATAAAGTAGTAGAAGAAGCAGTAGCAGATAACACTACACAGGATAATGAAGCAGTCGGTGGCTTGATTGCAGAAAGCAAGAAGTATCGAACAAGGGCTCAATCAGCAGAGTCAGAGCTTAATGAGCTCAAGAAATTAATTGCTACAAAAGAAGAAGAGCAATTAGCTGAACAAGGTAAATGGAAAGAAATAGCTGAAAACTACAAGAAAGAGATTGATTCTTTGAGTGACATTAAAGCTGATTATGATCAGATGCAAATGAAGAGAGCTCAAAGGAAAGAACACTTGTTATCAGAACTTCCAGAAGCAGATCAAGAGATCTACAATGAATTATCATTGGAGAAGCTTGAAAGACATTTGGAAAATAAAAAGATGAATAAGGTTAAGATGGATCCTAGTAAAGAAGTGACTGCTAGTGGCAAGTTTGCTTCAGCCACTAAGATGTCAGACATCACTGAAGAGGATCGCATGAAAATGAAAAGAGATCCTAATCTTTGGAATCAAATTGTAGAAGGCTATAAGAAAAACTAAAAAACTTATAAAGGGGTTTTAAAATGGCAAATGTTACAGGAACTGGGGGAACAGCAGATGTTTTCTTAGGAGAATTGTGGTCTGATGCGGTTTTAGATTATGCACAAAAGAGAATGATCTTAAGAAATCAGGTAACTGACTTCTCAAGCTTAGCTGTGGGTGCAGATCGCATCAATATACCAAAAGTGTCTCAGGACACAAAAAGAGATAAGTCAGCAGATGGTGCTGTTACTTATGACGCAAACACTGATGCTTCAAGAACACTAGCTCTTGATCAGCACATCTATGAAGCTAAAAGAATTGAAGATATTGCACAGGTGCAATCATCTCAAGATCTATTCCAGGCTTACGCAAGTTCAATGGGATATTCTTTAGCTAAAGGTGTGGAAGCTTATATTGCTTCTCAGATCGTTGCTCATACACAAAACAATGTTACTTTAGCAACAGATGATGTTATTCTTCCAGCAGAATTAAGAACTGGTTTAGAAAAACTTCTAGATGCTAATTTTGACTACACAGATGGAGATACTTTCTTCTATGCTAATCCTAAAGCTTATATGGGCTTAATGGGGCAAGGTGATTTCACCAAAGCTAATGAAAGAGGTGAGGGATCACCTATTGCTTCAGGGCAATTAATCAACATCTATGGTATGCCAGTATATCCTTCAACTGATTGGACAGAAGGTGGTACTGCTGTATCAGGATCAGTATTCAAAAAAGAATCTGTTTATTATGCTGAGCAATTCGGTGTAAGAAGTCAGAGCTCTTATGATATTGATTATCTCTCAACTTCAGTAGTAGTAGATATGTTATTTGGTGCGACTTTGTCACATGCAAATAATGATGCTGACTGCGGAATTGTGAACTTTAAAAATCCTGCATAGTAGGATTTACATCTTATATAGGGCTGGTGAAAACCAGCCTTATGTAAGTACCAAAAAAAGATTTTAAGAGCTTCTAGGACTATCCTAGAGCTTCAAATTTTAACAAAAAGAGGTGTTTATGCCAATATATGAGTATTTATGTGAGTGCGGTAAAAAATTTCAAACTATCCAAAGTTTCAATGAGCCTAAGCTAAAAACATGCACAATTTCAGATCAAGATGGAAAGTCTTGTGAAAAAAAAGGCAAGGTCCAAAGACTGATCAGTAAACCAACTCTTTTAAAACTAGGTCACTTATCTGATAAGAAGTTAAGAGCAGATCTTGGAGATAATATTATTAATGAGTAGCAATACAAATTTAGGAAATACACCTGTATCACAGGGATATACACAGCTCTTCCATACTGGAGAGACTGGTGGTCTTACATCTACTTTACAGCAAGTATTTGATGGTGATGGTACAGGATCAGATTTATACCTGGCTACCAATAAAGTTAAGATCGGTACTGCTGGGAATTTTTTAGTAGGATCTAAAACAATCCAGGAATATATCCAGGACATTGTAGGTGACATGTTAGTCACTAATGGATCTCATACAAATCTTACTGCAACTTATGATGACAATGGTGATGGTGCCATAGATCTAAATGCTCAAGGTGCAGTAACAGGAATCACTGCTGGTACAGGGATCACAACTTCTGGATCAGGAAATATTACAATCAATGTAGACACATCTTCTATAGCTACTAGATCTTATGTAGATACTGAGGTATCAGGTTTAGTAGATAGTGCACCTGGAACATTAGATACTTTAAATGAATTGGCTTCAGCTTTAGGTGATGATCCAAACTTTGCTACAACTACAGCAACTAACATTGGAACTAAATTAGCTAAGGCTTCAAATCTTTCAGATCTAACTAATGCAGTAACTGCAAGAACAAATTTAGGTGTAGATCCAGCAGGTACAGATAACTCAACTAATGTGACCTTAGCAGGATCATTAGATTATTTAACATTAAGTGGTCAGCAGATCACAAGAAATGCAATTAATTTAGGAACAGATGTTACAAGTCAACTACCTATTGCAAATGGTGGTACTGGTGCCACAAATGTAACCACAGCAAGAGAAAATTTAGGATTAGAAATAGGAATTGATGTACAAGCACTAGATGCAGGATTAACATCTATCTCTGGACTTACTACATCAGCTAATAAAATGATCTACACAACTGCATCAGATACTTATGCTGTGACTGATCTAACTTCTACTGCAAGAACTTTATTAGATGATACAAGCACTACTGCTATGAGAGCTACTTTAGGATTAGGTGATGGTGCTATTTTAGATACTGCTGGAGTATCAGATGGTGCTACTACTTTGGCTACTGGAAATGCTATTTATGATCATGTAACTACAAGAATCAGTGGCAAAGTAGATACAAGCGGTAGTCCTGTTGCTCAAGAATATGCAAGATTTACAGATAGTAATACCATAGAAGGTAGAAGCTATGCAGGAGTAAGAACTGATTTAGGTCTTAATATTGGCACAGATGTACTAGCCCATGATGATTATTTACAAACCATTTCAGATTT